TGCGCCTGCCGCGCGGCGCCAAGTCTGGCATTACCCACCTTTGCGTGACCCTTGACGCAAGCGATACCTACACCATCAAGGCGATGAAATTCAGCAAGCGCGCTTTGCAAATGGTTGATATTGCTTCCCATGAAAATGTCTATGCCGATTCCCTCCGCGACGTGTTCGAGGGAATGACCGGCCTTTACACTCGCTTGTAAGGGGCCGCGCCATGAGCAACTCAAACACGCTACAAGCCTTAGCTGAACGTTGCGAACAGGCAAGCGGGCCGGATCGGGAAATAAACAAAGATATTTTACTTGCGCTTGGCTACTCGTGGCGCGGCATGAATTACTGGCATAGCGACGATAACCGCGCGTGGGAAGGTTCGATATCTTTCACCGCCAGCCTAGACGCTGCGCTGAAGCTAGTGCCGGATGGGTGGCGTTGGGCAGTCAGCACAACGAACGACGACCCGCCATGCGCCTTTGGCCATCCGCCCGACAAGTCTTTTTGGATAGAGGACACACCCGCCGCAACGCCAGCCCTTGCATTGTGCGCCTTTGCCTTGCGCGCTAGGGCCGCGATAGACGCACCCCATGACCCCTGACCAATTCCGCGCCGCCCTTGCCGACTTGGGGCTATCCCAGGCGGGCTTTGCGCGCCTCGCCCAAGTAAATCCCCGCACCGTGCGCCGATGGTGCGACGGGACGCGGGCTGTGCCTGGGCCGGTGGTGGCGCTGCTGGGGGTGTTGTCAGTGTTTTTGGCATCGCGCCGAGACTGAATGCCCCTTGGAAGCTTCAACGCTGGCGCCCGGCTGGCGGATCGACCTGACCAGCGCGAAAGCGTCAACACGGCCCAAGGGGTTGCCACAATCCCGTGATGGTCAGGACCGGGCAATTCACGCTTGACAAGCCCCTGATTTATTTGTAAGCGCGTCATATTCTGGTTTTCTGCGCCCGGAGCCCCACAAGGCTGCCGGGCTTTTTCATGAGGTGATCCGATGGGCACGAAGCGCAAGGGCGGCAAGAAGTACTGATGGGCGGTCGCACGAGCGCGACCCGGCCCAAGGGCAACGGCCCTGGCTATGGCGGGCCTGACAAGGGCGTCAGGCGTGGCGATGGGCGCGCGGCCTATACTACCGACACGCAACCATCCCCGGACGCCAAGCGCGCGGGCCATGAGGTCGCGGCGGAGATACGGGCGAAGATTGCGGCGCGCAAGGATGAAATTCTCGAAGCGCAACTGGCGCGGGCGACGGATGAGCATAACCCTTCCGGCCATGCGGCGGCGGTGGACTTGCTAAACCGCATCATGCCGCCCGAGAGCAAACAGACCGTTTCCGGCGATGCTGACGCGCCGCTGGCCTTCACCATCGTGACCGGAGTGCCCCGCGCGGAGGATTAACCATGTCGCGCGTGATTGACTTGGGCTATCGGGCGCGGGACCAATTCGCGCCATTCCATCGGCGCCGGGAACGCTGGGCTTGCCTTGTGGCGCATCGGCGCGCGGGCAAGACGGTGGCATGTGTGGCGGACTTGGTTGACGCGGCGCTACGCTGCACGCGAAAATCGCCGCCACCGCGCTTTGCCTATATCGCGCCGTTGTATGTGCAGGCGAAGGACGTGGCCTGGGGCTATGTGAAGCAATTCACGCGGGCCATACCGGGCGCCGAATGGAACGAGAGCGAGTTGCGGTGCGACCTGCCAAACGGGGCGCGCATCCGGCTTTATGGTGCTGACAATTACGAGCGGCTTCGCGGCCTGTATTTTGATGGTGTGGTGCTGGACGAATACGCGGACATGCCGCCGGCGATCTTGCCCGAGGTAATCCGCCCGGCTTTGGCCGATCATGAAGGCTGGGCGACGTTTATCGGGACGCCCAAGGGCCGCAACGCCTTCTGGGAGATATGGGAAGGCGCCACCGCGCCAAACTGGTTTAGGGCCATGCTACGCGCTTCTGAGACTGGGCTAATCCCGCCCGGTGAATTGGAAGCCGCGCGGGCCATCATGACGGCGGAGCAATACGCGCAAGAATGGGAATGCAGTTTCGACGCGGCGATCATCGGCGCCTATTACGGGCGCGAGATTGCCGAGGCCGAGGAAACCAAGCGAATCTGCCATGTGCCGGCTGATCCTGCCTTGCGGGTGCATACGGCCTGGGACTTGGGCGTCGGTGACAGCACGGCAATCTGGTTCTTCCAAGTGGCGGCAAACCAGATCCGGGTGATTGATCACTATGAGGCCAATGGCCACGGCCTGCCCCATTATGCGGCGGTGATGAATGCCAAGGGCTATCAATACGGGCACGATTACCTGCCGCATGACGCCAAGGCGCGTGATTTGGGCACGGGCCGGACGCGTATTGAGACATTCCGGGAATTGACCGGGCGAGTACCGCGCGTGTTGCGGCCTGGCAAGGTCATGGACGGGATCAATGCGGCGCGCGTGACCATGGCGCGGTGCTGGTTTGACGAAAGCAAGTGCCGCGAGGGCCTAGAGGCATTGCGCCAATATCGGGCCGATTATGACGAGAAGAAGCGCGTGTTTCGGGACGAGCCGCGCCACGATTGGACCAGTCACACGGCGGACGCCTTTCGCTACATGGCGATGGCATGGCGTGAATTGCGCCCTGAAAAGCCGCCCGAGCAACCGCGCTTTGCCATCCAGGCGGCGCCTGGCGGAATGCAGATCAACCTTGGCGAGTTGGCGCGGCGGCACTTGCAACGGCGCGCGGCCATGAGAGGGGAATACGAATGAGCGAGACCTTTCCGGCGCGTGGCTATGCAGCCGTAACGCCAAGCAATACCACGGTGCTTAACTGTCGCGCGCTTTACATTGGCGGCACTGGCGATGTCGTGTTGCAAATGCCAGACCGTGAAGAAGTCGTGACTTTTAACAATGTCTTGGCCGGGACCATCTTGCCGGTGAGCGCGCGGCGCGTGATGGCCGCAACCACGGCAACGAATATCGTGGCGCTTAACTGACATGATCGGCATTGGCATCTCAATTCCGATGATGATGCCTTTTGCGGAAGACGCGACGGCTTTCGTGCGCTCTGGCGTTTTGCGGTCTCCATTCACCATCACGCGGGCGCAGACTGGTGGCGTTCAATCCACCGCGATCAATGGCGGTAATAATGGCCTGACCTTCTACGGCGCCGACGTTCCGCGCTTTACCAGGCCTGCACAACGGCTGCTTATTGAGGGGCAGGGAACGAATACAATCCGAAACCCCGGCGCCGAAGGCGCTATTGCTGGAACCCCAGGCACTATGCCTACGAATTGGGTGGCTGCTGGAAACGGCGCAGGCTTGTCGTGGAACGTGGCGGGTTTTGGCTTTGAAAATGACACCCCATACGTTGACATTCGATTGAGTGGCACTAGTTCATCCCTCTCGTCACCGCTCATTCGAGCTGATCAGGTTTATCCAATAGCATCTGTTGGCCAAGTGTGGTCGCATTCCGTTTCTATAAGAATTGTTTCTGGATCGTTGACCGGCATTTCTAGTGTGAACCTACTGGTCACAGAATGGACCAGTGGCAATATTTTTTTGTCGCTTCAATCTTTGGCGGTATCTGTTAGCACGCTGTTCCAACGGCAATCCATAACGGCCACCTTGGCGCAGGCGACAGTAGGGTTAGCGGGCAGTCAAATCAGTGTAAGCCCGCAAATAGGCGTGGCGATTGATTGCACGTTTCGGATTATTGCGCCGCAGTTGGAATTGGGATTTCCATCCAGCCCAATCTTTCCGCCTGTCGGAACGCCTGGAGCATCAACGCGCGGTCATGATCGCGTGTCCGCTTCGCTGTCGAGTTTGGGTATTGCTGCCAATGGCGCCTGCACGGTGTTATGGTCCGGCGTTGTTCCGAATTTTATCACAGGTTCAACGCATACAATCGCGTGTCTTGATGATGGAACCGGCGACAACCGTTTTACCATGCGCGTGGATCAGGCGAGCGGCCAGCTTCAGGCGCAGCGTTCTTTGTTGGCCCAAGGCAGCGCTACGGCCAATGCGGGCGCGGTGACTGCCGGCGCGGCGATCAAGGGCGGCATGGCGCTAAATGGATCAGGGCGCGCGGCGGTGTCTTTGAATGGTGGCGCGGTGGCGGCGGTAACAGGCGGGCCGTCTTCTGGTTTGACGCAATTTCGACTAGGCAATCTTTTTGCTGACTTGGCTTCAATGTTCGGTGAAACCACAAGCCTTCGGATTCTTCCTTTTGTGTCTGATTCCGATCTTCAATCATTGACAGGGGCAATGCCATGACCACAACGCCGCCTGAATGGGTTTGGCAGGGCTTCTATGGCCCTAAGGCGACTGCAACGGCTGCCAAGGCGATAACCGACAATGACACGCGCGCGGGCGCATGGGTGCCAGTGCAAGGGCAACCCCCGCTGCGAGTGGATGTTGGCGATACGCAAGCTATGTTTGCCGTACAAACGCGCCCTGGGAATCCAATTCCGACGCCTGCCGGCTTGCTGCAAGCTGATCCGGCGATGGTCGGGCGCATGGTGGGCGCATAATGAGCGAAAGCGCCAGCGAAGCCTATGAAGACCGCGAAGACGCTGGCGAGGATGACGCTGGCCTTGCGCGCCTTTGGCTTGATAGCATTACGCTGGCGCGGAAGAACGAGGAAGCATGGCGCAAGGCTGCTGGCGAAGCGCGCGACCGCTATCGCGGCGACAAGGAAAACCAGCAAGGCAAGAAATTCAATATCCTGTATGCCAATACGCAAATCACACTGCCGGCCATTTACAATTCGACGCCAATCCCGGACGTGCGCCGGCGCTTTGGCGATGCTGATGCGACCGGCAAGGTGGCGGCGCAAGTGCTGGAGCGCAGCCTAAGCTATTCCTTCGACGCCTATGATTTCGGCGGCAACATGCGCGCGGCGGTGTTTGATAGCGTGCTGGCCGGGCGTGGCGTGTTGCGCGTGCGCTATGAGCCTTCCTTCGATCAAAGCGAGGAAGAGCAACAGGAAGCGGCGGAAGAATATGCGGAAGAGGCTGCCCAGCCCGCCGCGCCGCGTATCGTGTTCCAGAAGGTTTGCATTGAGCATGTGAACTGGCAGGATTTCATCATCGGGCCAGGCCGCAAGTGGGAAGAAGTGCCCTGGATCGGCTTTGAGCATCGCCTGACGCGCGATGAATTGGAAGATCGGTTTGGCGATCTTGGCGCGACAATGCCGCTTGACATCATCACGGATGATGCACGGGCGCGCAATTCTGACCCGCGCGACGTGCCGGACGTTTTCAAGCGCGGCACGGTCTATGAGATATGGGACAAGGAAGAGCGTGAGGTT